CAAGAGAATCTGTTTGTGTTAATCAGACGAAACGAACTTGGCTTAAATCTTTGGCGAAAGCATGAATGGAGCTTTCAATCTTTTTCATCGTAGTGTCAGACGGATGGCGGTGTCCGGTAATGTAGTGGCTCAATTGCCCTTGGTTGACTCCTGTAATACGGGATAATCCGGCTAATGTAAACGCTTTAGAGTAGTCTGCCAGGAAAGAAGCCATGTCATAGCGGAACGTAAATTCCACTTCTGGAAAGGCTTTGCCTTCTTCTTCATATACCGCACGCACATCGTCTATGGCGGCGTAAAAATCTTCTTTTGCTTCAGCTACGGAATCACCCGTCCCCGAGCAACCGAACGGACAATCCGGCTCTGCGATGTAGACGGAATAAATCCCGTCCTCGCCCCGTTCGATAACAGCTTCAAATGTCTTTTTCTCTTCCATGGTTCATAGTTTTCTCATTCTATTAACACATCACAAAGATACGAATATTAATATCATTCAAAAAAAGAAAAAGGCATAAAATGATATTGTTATTAATATCATTTAACTTGAAGCTGCTTTCTCTATTTCTTCATCCGCTTCATCATTTCGTCTGCCCGCTGCTTGTCGTCGAGCAGCTTGAGGAGGACACGGAGCAGCGGTGTGCGGTCGGTATCGTCTGCCGTGCCGAACACGCCGCTCTCCGCCACGGTATAGAGGATGCTGTTCAGCCCCAGGTCTTGCGCGGACGAACGGGGTGCATCCGGCTCGCGGCGGCTGAATACGGGGGCAAAGGTCACTTCGTGTCCGTCGACGACGAAGCTGCCTGTCTGCAGGTATTCGCAGAAATAAGCGAACCACACGTATACGCCCCACTGCATCCAGCCGGGCATCTTTACGGCATCGCGCATGTAGCCGGGCATGTTGTCCTGGCAGAAGGGGATGCGCCGTCCGCCGGTACCGGGTGTGCGGTACAGGGTGGCGGTGAGGGCAAGCAGGTCGCTCTCGTAATGGTCGGTGGTGTACAGGTTCATGGCGGCTGTGGCGTAGCGGAACTCGCCGAAAGTGAGGTCGGCACCATGGCTTGCCGGACCGCGCAGCCCTTGCCACTCCGGCAGCAGGTTCTTCGTGGTGCGGAAGTCCATGGCAACGCAGCCTTCTTCGTCATCCACCACCCACATCCAGCCCAGCGTGCCTGCCAGCCTGTCCACCAGGTTCATGTCGTCTGTCTCGTGCTTGCGGCGGAACCTGTAGCCGCGCCGCTTCAGCACAAAGGCACACCACGCACGGCGGATATCCTGCAGCGATACGCCCCGCCGCACCCTCAGTGCGTGCCTTAACTTCAGGAGGTACACCCACTCTTCGGGTGTCACCTCTTCCCAGCAGTCGGGGAAACTTAATTCATTTGCCATTTGAGTATTTACAATTTACTTGAATTCCACATTATCCCTCCGTGATGAATAAACCTTATACCTGGTTCGAAGCCCGGTCGCCTGCGCTCACGTTGTCTTCTTTGTTGATGACCTTGCGGTACAGCCCGAGGAAGATGCCTTTTTTGTCCGGAAAATTGATGCGGATGGCGTCGTTTACGGCTTCGAGGGCGATGTCTTCGGCTATCTGCGTGTCGGCACCGTAGAATATCTTCAGGGCATAGAGCATCTGGCTGCCGCTGTCGCTCTTGCCGTCGATGATGATGTTGGCAAGGGCAGGGGATAGCCCGAAGCCGCTGGTAGTCGAGCTGTCGGCGATACGGCTTATCTTCGCCTGCGCGTCGATGTACTTGTCGATGTTCATCTCGATAGGCTCTATCTTCCAGCTCTGCAGGTTGCCTTGCGGGTCGGTGAAGTCCACACACGAGAAAAACTTGCCCGCGTTCGCCTTTCCTGCCATCACGTCGGCAATGGTCTGCGTCAGTTCGTCTTTCAGCTTCGACATCTCGCGCTGCACCTGCTCTTCGGTCCAGTCGGGATGCAGCTCCTGCACCAGGCGGCGTTTTTCTTCCCAATACTCGCCGGGCGTGTGCACGATGTACGCCGCCGCAATCATGTTCTCGTTCAGGTGGCGGATGATGCGGGGCAGGTCGTTGGCGTTCTCCAGCCAGGGCACCGAGCCGTAGAAGCAGGAAATGGCGTACAGGTTGCGCCCGAACGAACGCATCGAGTGGTAGCGGATGGCGGTCTCGTGGCGCGAGGGGTTCCATTTGTCGAACACGGGATAGCGGCGGAACGTGCGGCTGCGGAACGCGTCGAAGTCACCGGTCAGCACGTGGGTCACGTCTTCCAGCCTCCGGCTGTCGTTTGCCGGCCATACCAGCCGGCATTCCTGCGAGTGCAGGCAGTCCAGCCCCGCCACCCACGGGCGGCCGATGCGCACGCCGCGCCCCATGCGGTACTTGACGAACACGCCGTTCAGGTGGGTATATTCCACCAGTGCCGCGCGCACGAAGGCACGGTAGTCCCACGACTCCAGCCAGTCTTGTATCTCCGCGTCTTCCACCCATTGCTGGACGCGCTCGTTGTTCTCTATGGCGATGCGGTAGAGTGCCGGTCCCTGCCCGTACAGCAGCCCCGTCTTGCGGTCGAGGATGCCCGGGCCCAGGTTGTTGCGCTCCAGCAGGTTGCGGATGGCGTTGGGCAGGTTGTTGTCTTTGCCCCAGGGCACCACCCGTTCGCCCGCCACGCTGACGGGGTCGCCGTCCCAGTTCTCGCCGCCAAGGTCGAAAAACTGGCTCATGGCGCCGCTCCAGTCCATGTGGATGGCATACTGCCCGGCGGCGGTGTCTACGAATGAGAATTTTCCGATATGCTTCATTTGTCCATTTACTATTTAGCGATTTACTATTTACGATTTCTTCCCACCACAGATTGCACAGATTTTTCAATTAATTTTTTGTGTATCCTGTGGTTCAGTATTTTAAATTTATTAATCTGTGTAATCTGTGGTGAAAAACTTACTCCGTCTTCCGGTTTTCGAGGATGCCCTTCAGCCGTTCGATTTCAAGGTCGGACAGGCCGTACATGATGCGTGCCACCAGCTTGTAATAACCGCTGTACATGCTCCGGGCATACCAGCGGTTGTTTTTCTTCTTCATCGTGTTCTGCTTCTGCCCCCAGATGTCGCGCATGGTGTCCACCTTGTGGCGGTTCTGCTTGTAGGCGGCAATGTCCACCGCACGCCCGTAACTGAGGAAAGAGAAGCGCAGCCCCGGATTCTTGCCTTCCTTGAAGGCGCTGTAGTTCACGCTGTGCAGCAGGTCGTCGGTGCGTCGCAGCTTGCGTTTCTCGATGGCTTCGGTCAGCACGTCTGCCAGCCATTCGCCGTGCTGCGACAGCTCTTCTTCGATGAAGAGCAGTTCCAGTTCTTTTTTTTCATCGTCTGTCATGGTGTTCATCCTTTTGCGGCAAAGGTAAACGATAGCATACCGGGCGGAAAGGACACAAAAAAAAGGCTTCCCCAGCGGGAAGCCTCCATACTGCACCGGCTTTGAGGTGCAGCTGTGTGTCAATAAAACTACATTACTGCCAGACATTCTTTTCCGATGCGGTGAATGCCTTCTACGATGCGGCGGCGTTGCTCTTGGCGAGGCTCTCGCAAACCGTTTGCATAGTGTGAAAGCTGTTGCTGGCTGATGCCCGATGCCCGCGAGATAGCGGCAAGCGAGGTGAATTGTTCGCATTTGCGCAGCAGGGCAGAGGTGCCCAGCTCGACATCAAACTCGTAATCTCCTGCGGCAAGCCATTCCGGCATGGCATCACCGTCTTCGGTGCAGCCCTCTACATGAAACCGCACGGCTTCTGCCAAATCCTTCATCAGCCCCTCATACGTTTTGTTGGTTACGGTTACTAATCCGTTCAGGGCCTCACATTCAGTCACTGCGGCATAATTCTTTTCGCACCAATCTACTTTTACGTGAATCTTTTCCATATTATCTATCCTCCTGCTATTATTTATATAAGAGAAAGGGGCAGGTCATTTCCACCCCGCCTGTTTCCAAATGCTGTTTAGCAGGAATTGGCTCAAGACCTCGCTTTCGTGTCCCCTTACCGTCACCTTACCCGGCTTGTCCGGGTGTTTGAATTGCCGGTGGTCACCCCCTCCGCTTTTTATCTTGACCCATCCGTCGGCTTCCAGCATCCTGATTACTTCTCTGACTTTATATTTCTTCATTCATTGGTTATTGAGTGTACTGCAAAGATATAAAATATTATATCATCTGCAAAGGAATGGTGTATTATTTTATACTATTTAGAAGAATATACCCGGGTGTCCGTGAAGAACAGCCGGGTACAATAAAAGAAGAAGCTATCGCCGAGGGACTCAACCTACTTTCGGCAGCCGGTTGCGCCCGATGTACGTCTCTTCGCTCATCGCTCCTTTGATGACCGCCTTGGCATCCTGCCAGCAGTACGCCATGCGGATGCCGCGGTGGGTCATCACCCAGTCGCTCATGCCGGTTTCGGCAGAGATCTCTTCTACCACCTGCAGGAACTGCGTCAGGTTCTCCAGCCCGTTGATGTAATAATGCAGTTCGGAGCATTCTTCGCGTGCGTCATTCATTGCGCGCCTCCTTCCTTCCGTTCGTTTTCCGCATATTCGCTGATGAACCGGGCGTATGCCTGCAACACTTCCTTGTCCATCCTGATGAGGGGGGTAATTTTGCCTTCGTTGTCTTGCGCCTGGAGCAGGTACTCGGAAACGGTTTCCCCGTTTTCATTCACTTTGCTTTGCTTCTTGATTTTGATAAACACTTCTTTCATCGCTCACCTCCTTCCTCTTTCCATTCGCCGGTGGCTTTCAGTGCGGCGGTAAGGCAGCTTATCAGGCGGCGCACGTCATCGGCATCCAGTTCTTTGTCCATCAGTACGCTTTCGCCGTCACAATACAAGTAATAGATGTAATCGCTCACGGCGTTTCCGGTAGCTTTCATCTCGCAATACACGTACATCTCTTCGTTGTTGTGGTTAATGTCGCCGTATTTCTTCTTCTTCATCGCGCGCCTCCTTCCTCTTCAAGTCCGATTTTCAGGAATCGTCCGAGCCAAGACACATCGGCAGGCATCTTCTGGAAGATGTATATTACCGTTTTCACGTACCCAGATGATGACACTTTCGTGTGAAAATCTTCCAGCGTCCCTATGCTGTAACGTCCGGCTTCCTCTACTACCGCATAGTCACAAGGTCTGGAGGGTGTATAATAAAGAATAGAGGAGGGTGCTTCGAAGTTGCTTTCGGAACAAAGCTTTCTCCATAGACGGGTCTTTCCGGTTCCGGCCTTTCCGCAGATAACGATTGTTTTCATCGCTCACCTCCTTCCCGTTTGGCACGGTACACGCAATAAGCCGCTACCGCCACGGCTGGCGGAAATAGGAAGGTGACGCAGAGCGTGCCGATGGCACCCACGTACCATGCGTCTTGCGTTGTCTGGATTTGGCATTCGGACGGAAGCGTCCGGTTGACGAGTTCACGGAGTTTGCTCGCGAAATTCATTTCGTGAGCAGCCGGAATGCTCTTCGTTCCGGCGGTCAGTTCTTTTCTCATGATACTATAATGTGATTTGGCTGTTACAGGCAAGTTCACGTGCGGATACACGAACGGCTGCCTGTTTCCCGTTAAGTCGCCAAACCACATTATAGTATCCCCCGAAGAGCATAAAAAATGTAGGGAAAAGACAGCCGTAAGTTTCGTATATGGATTTGGTCACCTCATAAATAAGGCGAGCAAACCGATGGACATAAAAAAAGCCCAATTTCGTATTGAGCATCTAACCGGTGCTCTGCGGTATGGACTAACCATAATGTGATTTGGCACTGCAAATATAGGAATAGTTTTTGGAACGGCAAAGAGAAAAATGCGTAAATTTGCGGAAAACAAAAGAGAATGAGTATTATCAAAGCATTATTATCACATTCGGATGCCAGCGGCTCTCGTTCCACTATCCTCAAGCCGCTTACGTGGCTGCTGGGAATTATACTTGCCACCCTGTTGGCCGCATTCCGTTTTAGTGCGCCGGCATGGTTCTGTTATCTGTTGGCTGGGATAGCCATACTGGCAGTCCTGCTGTTCTTTTTCGCTTATGTGTTTTGCCTGTTCAAAGACCGTGATGCCTTGCGCAGCGAAAGTTTCAGCCTGCGGAAGATCCGCAGCGGTCTCCTTAGCCGTGACATAAACGAAACCGTACGCCGTGCGGACACACTGTATAGATATATCTCCAACGGAGAAACAGATACAAAATAAAAACCATACTGTCTTATGAAACCGTTCGTCCCCCCAATCTACAAAGTGACTACCGAGACAGCTTTTTACTTGTCGCTGGACGTATTGAAGCTGTTCTACGACAATGCCCAAAAGCGTCTTGCCGACTATCAGAAACAGGCAAACGACACCACTGAGAGGGCTTACAAGACCCTTGCCATTTATGCCACCCTGCTCACCTTGCTTTGCGCTTACGTATTCACTCATCCGGATTTAGCGTGGCGAACGGTGCCCGTATGGTTCCTACTTGCCGGTACAGCCTTATCCACGTTCTGGATGATGAAAGTGGTTATGCCCCGCGACTATATGCCATTGGGAAATACGGTCAAGGATTCCCAGCCCAACGAATATGCCCAATCGTTTACGGAGGACGGAGAATCGGCAAGCGATGACATACAGATGCGCCTTGTTTTGCGGGACGAGCTTAACCAACTGGAATATTCCATTCGCTGGCAAGAGCAGACGAACAATCGCCGTGTCCGACTGTTCGGGCGGTCGCTCCGGTCCATTCTCTGCGGCATTTGCGCCGCCATGCTGTCTTATCTCATCCTTCTTTTCCTTTAGTCGGATAACTTGTTGTGCCCGGAACAGGCTTCGGTTGCGGGCGCGGCGGAGTAATCGGTATCTTTGGTGGTAACTTTCCCATAATTGCTAAAAAAGGGCGTCCCCCTCGCCACAGTGCGCCGACAGGTAAACACAAACCTGAACCCGACTTCACGGGTTACACTGCTGCAAGGGGGACATGTCTTTGTTTTTATTCGGCACCGCAAATGTAAGCAAAATCCGGCAAACGCGCAATTTCCGGGCGTTTTTCCTTTCTGTTACAAAACTTTATGCTATCTTTGCCCGTGGCGGGAGGAAACAAGAAGCTCCCGCTTTTTTTTTATGACCCTTTTCGAAATACTGGAGTTCAACCGCGAACTCATCGCCAAGCTCGTAGCCGCCGGAGTGAGGGCGGACGACTGCAAATACATCGACCTTTACATCGAATATACGTCCATGCGCCGGCGGGGCGAGAAGGTGACCTACGCCGTGACCGTGCTTGCCGTGAAATACGGCGTGTCGGAACGCAAGGTGTACGCCCTGCTGAAACGCTTCGCCGCCGACTGCACACGCCGTGCAGCGGAATGAGCGCATGCCGGGGTACGGATTCCGCCCCTTAGCCTTACCTTTGCACCCAGCCGGAGCAATGGTGCTGCGGCGCAACCTTTAAAACCTTACAATCTATGATCAACTATTCTGTATGCCTGCAGGCGAACCCTGCCAGCGAGTCGGCGCCCGAAAAGGCGTATGCAAAACCCCAGATGAGTGAATTGATGACGTTCAACAAGTTCGTGCGCCACATCGCGAACCACAACGGCGTGTACTCGCGCGGCACCGTGAAGGGGGTCATCTCGGACATGTGCGAATGCCTCGTGGAGATGCTCCTCGAAGGCAAGAAGGTGCAGCTGGGCGACCTGGGCGACTTCTGGATTTCGCTCTCGTCGGAGGGCGCGGAATCGATGGAAGCCTTCACCGCCCAGAACATCAAGGCGGTGAACATCCGCTTCACGCCGGGAGCCGACTTCGAGAACCTCGCCTCGCAAGCCGTGTTCAACCCCGTGAGCAGCCGTGCCGCCCAAGCCGCCACGCTGAAAGCCGAAAAGGCGGGCGAGGCGACGGTAGACCTGGAAGCGGCAAAACGGAAAGCACAAACGCAGACGGGCGCGTAGGCGATTGACGACAACCGGAAAGAGGCTCGTCCCTTTATGGGGACGGGCTTTTTTTATGCCCTTACGGGCAGAAACGCAGCGCGCTGCGAAGGCAGTTTCATAGCGGTGAAACTGCGGATGTACCGCTATGTATCGGGCTGATCAGCGCGCTGCGTGCGGCGGCATTCCGCGCTTCCTCCCCGTCTGCCAGGCGGAGTGCGCCTGCGGAACAGGGCGGTTTTCCGGGCAAAACGGCACAACGGGAAGCAAGAAACCGATGAATATCAGAAAGAAAACCTTCTGTTGTCGCTTTAAAAGCGGCAACAAGCACCTCCGAAGCCCGAGCCGCGCCGTCGGGGGATTGCGATTGCAAGCCTTCTCCCAGTTCGGAAATATGACGAAATATCGTTACAAATAATGCGAAGCCCACCAGCTGGAGCAAGCCGTCCCACCTTGCGTGGCATCTCCGTTAGGGAACGAAGAAAGCCCGACCATCCATCACGGACAGCCGGGCTGAACAAAAACATGGAAAGAAAGCTGTGCTATTACAAGTAGGCTGCCCCGCTCACCTTGCTGCGGCTCTGCCACATACGCACCACTTCGGGGCGCAGCACGAAATACTTCAGCGCGTCGGTCAGGTTGGTACTCTCACGGGGCAGGCGGTGTACGGGCAGCTTGTCGCCGGTCTTCTCCTTGACTATCTGCGTGGTGTTGTCGCGCTCGTTCACCTTCGCCTTGGTGCGGGTCACCTCCATCTCGCTCTTCAGGTTAGGGCAGTTGTGCTGGTCGATGAGCAGGGTGTAGAGCTGGCGGGCGAGGTTGCCCGGCAGCAGGTCCATGAAGAACCGGTACTCCAAGTTGCTGGAGATATTGCCTTGCCCCAGGCTCATGAGCTGCACCGTCCAGCCTGTGCGCCGCCCTTCGGCATCGGTCTCGATGGCTTTCTTTATCTGGCTTGCCATGTCGGTGCTGACGCGCTTGTAGTTGTTCATCGAGCGGTCGTAGTAGAGCTTGAGCAGCTTGCGGCGGTGGGGCTTGAAGTAGGCGAGGAACTTGTCGGCAAGGTCGCGCACGTTCTGCGGGGGCAGGGTGTACAGCTCCTTGAGGATGCGCATCACGCGTCCCGCCTGCTGCCCGAACACCATGCTGAGCATGTTGCCGGCGTCCATGCCTGCCTCCAGCGGACGCCCCGGGTCGAGGTAGCGCAGCACGGTGCAGTCCTGCTCCCAGCCGAAGGGGTGCTGCTCGATGACCTCGTTCAGGAACCCGTCGGCATAGAAGTTCTTCATCGAGAGGTTGCAGTAGAACATCTGCGAGGCTTCGAGCTTGGGGATGACCGAGAGGATGTTGCATGCCGCGCCCTCCAGCCCTTCGGCAAACTCGTCGTTGAACCAGTCCTCGCCCAGGATGTCGACGTTGACATACGAGGACGAGATGAAGAAGAACGACACGCCGCGGCGGGTCTTCACCCACCGCCGTTCCCACCGCTCCATGGTGCGCCGTGCCAGCATCATCTGGCGTTCGGCATCCGCCAGGGCGGGGCGCACGGCAGGGTCGGTGCGCGCGTCCGCCTTCAGGCTGTTGTATTCCTGAAGCCGTGACAGGTATTCGCGCTTGGTGTCGTTGTAGACGAAGCCGGCACGGAGGGCGAGCAGGATGCGCTGCTTGTCGTTCTGCCGGGCGAGCTTCAATATCCAGTCGTACTCGCCCAGGTGGTTGGGGTTGGGCATGTCGGTGGTGAGCGTGCGGCTGCGGTACCACACCGAGTCGCCGTACTTCACCCGGAAGCCGCGCACCGCCTTCAGCAGGTTGGTGAACTTCTCTTCGGGGAAATACTTCACCTCGTCGCCGAACACGCCCACGTAGGAGCGTCCCGCGCCGATGGCTGCACGGTCGAGCGAGATGAAGGTGAAGTTGAACCCGGTATAGAACACCATGGTGTTGCGCCAGTCGGTGCAGACGTTGTACATGCGCTGCTTCCATTCCCGTGGCGGCTCGCGGTTGATGACGAAGTGCACGTCGGGCATCCATCCCAGCAGCGAAAGCCCGTCGATGAGCGAGGGGATGACGTTCTTGTGCAGGTCGCTGTAGGTGTCCGCCACCCATGCGAAGGGCGCTCCGGGGCAGTCGTGCGCCACCTCCTGCACCCGTTCCGCCAATACCTGCACCGTCTTGGCACTGGCACGACCAGCAATCCAGTACAGGCTCCAGGGCTGCATCACGGCGATGAGCTGCGCAATCCAGTTGGCATAGCGCACCTCTACGTCATTCGTAATCTTTAGTTTTCTCTTGCGTGTCATCGAGCATTTCTTCAAAGTTAATGTCTTCTATGTTGGCATCCCGGCGCAGGCGCACCTTCTCGCCTTCGGGCAGGTCCTGCATCTGGTCGATCTGCCGTGCCAGGTTCTGGCGGTTTGCCGCCGGAAGCCCTACCGATTCGGGGCTGAGGTCGTACACCTTGAAGTGTTTTTCGTCCACCTGCTTCAGTTTCACGGGGTCGGGCTTGTCGAGCTGCTTCACCTTGGCAGCCTGCACCAGCAGGTTGCCGTACACCTCCATGTCTTTTGCCGAGGTGGCGTTCTGCAGCACGGCGAGGGCTGCCTTCTGCAGGTTGTCGAAGAGGATGCTGCGGTAGGCGTCGTTTTCCACCGTGTCGTTCAGGTAGAACAGGTTGAGGGCTTCGGCGTACATCTGCCGCGCCCTGCCACGCTCCACGCAGAACGGCTTGTGCATCAGGAAAGCGATGGCATTGTCCTTGCCGTACTTGCGGTGGATGCCCACCAGGGCGTAAAGGGCATTGTAGTAGTCCAGTTCTTCGGCGGTCAGCTCCAGGGTGCAGCCGCTGGCAAGGTAGTCTTGTAAGGTTTCGTAGTGGGATTTTTCGAACATACTTAGAAAGGAAGAATTAAAGTCAGCCTATATCATCAAAGAATATCTTGTTGATGCTGTTTTTATAACCTATCGATTTGCGGAACTTGTCAAACCGCTGTGCCTGTGTCACGTTCTCACCGGTCTGTGCGGCGGCAGACATTGACAGCCCCTCTTTTGCCTGCTGGAGCAGCTGCCCCCGGTCGTAGTGGTACTTCAGCGGACTGCCTATGAGGTGGAAGTACCACAGAAAGTCTTTCTGCGGTATCTTGTAGTACATGGCAATCTGTTCGGGGCGGTAGCCGATGCCGGCGAGCCGTTCGTATTCGTCAATGTCGATGCGCGACATCCATTCGGGGCTGTCATGCCAGCGGTCGTATCCGGTCACTTCTGAATTCATGGTGATTGGTTTTATTTAAAACGCAGACTGACGCAGATTTTCGCGGATAAAGATTTTAGTCTGCGTGAATCTGTGTCAATCTGCGTTTCTTTTATTACTCTAATAATCTCAGGATGTCTGCCCGTTCTTTCTCGTAGCCTGCCAGCCGTTCGCGGCGCACGGCGTCGAGGTGGGGCTTGTCACCCTTTGCCAGTTCGCTTTTCACGCGCCAGATGTTCATCTCCACCTGCCGCAGCCGTGTCATCAGCTTCTTGACCGGCATGTTCACCAGCTTTTTGCGGCGGCGGAACTCGGCGAAGGCGGGATGCTTGCCCAACAATGAGCCGTGTTCTTGGTACCACGTTAGCTCTTGCCAGATAAGGCGGTTGTCGATGTAGTTGTCTACCAGCTCGCCTGCCGTCTCGGCGCATTCCGCCAGTCCGGCACATCCGCGCAGCTTCTGATGCAGGCGGACGTAAGCCCGGTACTTGGTGAACTTGCGGCTGGCAAGGGCTTCCAGCTCCATGGGGCATCCGGGCTTGTCGAGAAACGGGAACTCGTCGCGGAAGCTCAGGCTCTTTTCTCCGGCATCCGCTCTTCATAGCTCGCAGGGCGACTTGTCGGGAAAGCGTTTCTCCAGGAACTTCTCCAGCCACGGGCTGTAACCGCTTCGGGCATTGTTCATGAACACCTTGTTCTGTAACAGCCGCTCCACGTACTTCTCATCGGGCGCCTTGCTTACCACCGGCAGCAGGAAGGGGTCGGTCTTCCAGTCCAGGCGGACGGGGTGCACCGTGTTGCACTGGTTGAAGTAAAGCGAGGTGAAGAGCGTGCCTTCCGTGGCTTTGGGGTCATCGGCAGGCAGGAATGCCGCCAGCCGTTCCTTCTCAAACCATAGGGGCGTATGGGTGCCGTAGTTCAGCGCAGGCAAGCCCGATTCGGCGAGCAGTTCCATCGTGTGGCGCATCGCGGCGCGGTAGTGCCCGCTGTATGATTCGGGGCGGAGCGGTCCCAGTACCTTGGGAATACGGATGTGCTCCAGCCCGACGGGGTTCATCAGGTAGATGTCGTCGTTGGTCCAGATGAAGCCGCCGGTCACTTCCGGGCTCTCCTGTGCCGTCCACAGCTTGTGCAGGGTGTCCACGCTGGGGATGTCCGAGCAGCGGGGGCACTCGATGAGGGTCAGGTTCTCGCCGTCCATCCATTCTTCGGCATCGCCGATAATGACGATGCGGAAGGGAAAGCGCGCGTTCTGGTACCACGAGCGCAAGGCGAAGAGCAGCTCGTTGCCCTGCGCATATTCCTTGCAATACGGAATGACCACCGAGACGCATGCGGTCCCGGCGGTCTTCTTATTGTCGGCATCCTGCACCGGTGCGGCTGGCAGGGGTGCAGGGTTCTCTACAGGTTTCATCTTGGCCGTCATACTCCTCCTCCTTGCGAGCTTTCGGCACCGGTCAGGGCCAGCACGGTGTTAATCGTGTCGTCGTCTGTCAGCGGGATGAGCGACTTGGCGATGACGCCCAGCGTGTCTCCCCGCAGGGTGGAAGCCAGGTTGATGGTCGTCTTGTTGGCCTCGTTGTTGTCCTGCCCTTCGGCGGTGCTGATGCTCAGCGGGGTGCAGGGCGTTCCGGCAATCTTGCAGTCTTCGCCCGCGCAGTTGATGACAATCGCGCCGAGGTTTTCGTTGACGTTGTTGTTGAGGAACTCCTTGAACTCGACTTCCGAACCCGGATGCTCGAAGTCCACGTGGTGGATAAATCCGCGTGCATCGGGGTCTCCCTCTGCGGTGTCGTAGATGTTGATGGTACTCTGCGTGGCATAGACGCCGATGGGCTTCTTTTCTGCCTGAAAGGCAAATGCCGTGACGCGCACACCCTTCTCGTCTTTGGTAAAGGTCTTTACATCGTCCCAGCGAAAAAGGTAGATGTAGTTCTTTTTGCCCGTTGCCCGTCCGGCGTTGTTTCTCTTGCGGGGTACGGATATGAATGCATATTCTCCTGCCATAACAATTAATAATTAAGAATTAATAATTAAGAATTAATAATCAAGAATAAAGAATGAAGAATTGACAATGAACCATGCGGCATCGCAATTGTCAATTGTTTACACGCCGCCTCCCTGCGAAGATTCCGGTTCTTCTTCCTCTTCGGGCGGGATGTAGGCGAAGATAGCTTCGGCGAGCCAGAAACCGGTAGCCTCCCACCATTCCGCCATGATGTGCACGTCGTAATGGTCGGTTTGCATGCGGATATTAGTGCGCTGCGGGTCCTTCGACATCAGGTGCTTGAAGTTCTCCTTCGGGGTGATGAAGAACACGCCGGTACCGCGCATGCCTTCGAGCGGTGCGAAGGTGAAGTTGGTGAAATCAATCTTCACTTTTTCACCGTCCTGGTTCTTCAGCCACGGATACTTCTCACGGTACGCACGGCTATACTTGATAACCAAATCGGGGTCGGCGTGTACGAACATCGTCTTGCTGCGGTAGAGCGGTTTCACTTGGTCTACCGCCTTGTCGATTTGGTCGAGCAGGGTTTCGTCGGTCAGCTTCTCGCCGTCGAGCAGCCACGTCACCTTTTCGTTGTTTGCCGTCTTCAAGGCTTTGAGTTGGGTCACATAACCGTCCATGCAGTCAAGAGCCGCACTGGCTGCACCGCCGTCGGTGCTGGCAGTATTCTCTTTGTACACACCCACCGCCAATGCCTGTTCGCGCTCTTCTGCCAGTTTCGGGAAGATGAGCTGGTAGAGGATGTAGCGCACGATGGGCATATCCTGCGGGTCGAGGTTCTCATCGTAGAGGTAGCCCAATACATCCTCCATGATGTCGCTCGGCGTGATGGGAACGTTAATCTTGCACTTGTAGTTGCGGATGGTGAGCGGAGTGAAGGTGCTCTTCGACTTCGGCGTCCATTTCGGAACAAACTGCTGCAGCACGCTGTCGATAGCTGCCTGCATGGCACGCACCTCGGTCTTGTCCGTCACGATGGTAGACATGTAGCGGATGGATTCGGTGGTACCCACCAAGTCTTTCAGGATCTGCAGGCGTTCGCTGCTCACGTACTTGCCGAACTCCCTCTGAAGCTCGGTGGTGTCGATGGTGGTGTTGCCGCTGTAGGCAGCCCCCTTGAATGCCGCATCGAGCCACTGGTTGTGTGCCAGGCTCATGTCGGGCTTGAATTTCTTTGCCATACCTTTATCATTATCTCCCGTCACCTGTTCGCCGGCATCGGCTGCAGGCTCTTTACTCAGGCGTTCGATGGTCTTGTCCCGCTCTTCGAGCAGGGCTTTCATCTGCTTTTCGGATTCCTGGAGTGCCTTGATGCGCTCCATCAGGCGGACGTTGCTCTCGCGTTCGTCTTCCAGCTGTGCCTGCACTTCGCCGGTCACGGCAGATTCGGCTGCCGCACCGTCTTTCTCAAACTCCGCCAAGTCTTTCTTGAACGACTCGACAAACTTCTCGCCGTACTTCTGCTTCAGCTGCTCTTCTTGCACCGACAGCAGAACGGACTTGCCGTTCTTGTCTTTGGCGAAAGCCGAGATGCCCAGAAAGGCGAGAACCACACTCATTACTTTTCCAAACATAGCTTATTCAATTAAGAATTAATAATTAACAATTAATAATTGGCTCCCATATAGTCGTCGATGCACATCTGCGCCGACAGCTCGCGGCTCCGTTCGGCAGCCTGCGCCAGCGTTCCTACCGCATCTGCCAGCCCCGTGCCGACGGCATCACGGGCGTAGAACATGCGTCCACGCAGCACGCCTTCGGTGTCCGCCTTCAGCCGTGCGCCCCGGTTGCGCTTCACGTTCTCTTGGAAGTCGCGCGCCAGCGGGTCAAGCTCTTCGTCGCGTATCTTGGCATACTCGCCCTTCTTTGCCGCCTCGAACGGGGCGTTCTTGTAATCCGACAGGTTGCTGTAGATGGTATGCACCTTGATGCCCTCGTTCTCGTAATACTTGGCATAGTCGGCAAAACTCATCATCACGCCGATGCTGCCAAACTCGGCATCGATGTCGTTGTCTGCCAGTATCTCGTTGCAGTAGCTTGCCACGTAGTAGGCGGCGGAAGCGCACAGGCTGCAGCTTGCCACCACCGCCTTGCGCGCCGACTGCGCCTGGCGGATGGCATCTGCCAGCGGGGCGATGGCATCCACGCTGCCGCCGCCCGAATCGATGTCGAGAACGATAGAGGAAATGTTTTTGGATGCTGCCGCCTCACGGATAACGGAGGCGATTTCGGTAGTGCCGTAGCTGCACATCGTGCCGTACTTCAGCATGGTGCCGCGCAGGGGGATGACTGCCGTGCTGCCCTCGGGCGCATCGGCAAACGAATTGCCACGCTTCATCAGCCGCCCTTCGTGCTCCAGCATCACCGGAACGGGCTGGCTTTCAGACAGCGGCTTGCCGTCTGCCAGCGAAGCGTCGCGCGACAACAGCCGCTGCACCAGGAGCAAGTTGGCTTCCGCCTCGCGGAAGGAGATGAACCACTTGCCCCGGCACACCGCACTGTATAGAAATGAGAAAACCATTGTTACACCTTTGAAAACTAATACCTATTAATAACCGGATACAAAGGTACAACGGTATCAACCCCTTAAAAGGACGAATAAACCTTGGCTGGCTCGGGGCTGTCGCGCTTGAAAGTGAGTGAAAGTGTTGCAGGAGTGCCGCTCAGTTCGGTGTTGACCTGTACCGGGAACTCATCGCTCCCCACCACCCGGCGCTCGCCGTTGGTGAAGTCGAGCAGCACCAGCCCGGCTTCGGCGAAAAGCGTGCGGAGTTCGTTCAATTCCGCCGAACTTGTGTCGGTTACTACGGCTTCGAGTTCCTGTTCTATGGGATAACCCGCTTCTCCGGTCTCGCCGTATTCGGCTGACGAAACAGGCACCGGCGTGAAGGTACCGTGCACTCCGATGTCCGGACTGCCCGGAAAGTTGCGCACCGTGGCTTGGCTCAGCGGAAGGAACGCCAGCCCGCAGACGGACGCGCGTTTGTCGTTTCGGTTCATTTTTACTTAAAGTTTAAGAGTTAAAACATGGGTTTCGGCGGTTTTCACTTAGAATTTAATAGGTTAAACAGTGTTAAGGGAATAACGAAAGCTGGATATCCCTGTCTACCTCCTTCACCATGCGCTGGCGGTTGCGGTAGTCGTACTTCTTCACCGCATCGTAGTTGATGGCGTTGTTCTTGATGTTGTAGGCGTAGAGGAAGGCGCGGATGATGCGGTCCTGCTTGTAGCCCTTTTCGTATCCGGCAATGAAGTATTCGCGGATACGGATGCGGTAGGATGCTTCGATGTATTCGCGCAGCATCCGCTGCTTCCATTCGGGGATGTAGATGAAGTTCTCCTGAAAGATGAAATGGTTCCACTCCTGTACCGGCAAGACAAGCGTGACGGGATGCTCCTTGATTGCCTGTTTGGGCGGCCGGTCGCTCACGGTAATCATCGACTGGATGAGCTTGCCCAGGTCGTTTGCGGCGGTAACGGTTATGGCTTCTTCGCTACGCGGCGTGCCGAACTCGTGATACAGGTAGTCATGCAAATGCGGAGGAAGTTCTATGATAACTTGAGGTTTCATGCATTAAGGATTTGATTCTGTTGCAAATATACAAAATAATACGTGAAGAATGAAGAATGAAGAGTGAAGAATGGAGGTGCGGACAAACGATTATCCGCTTCCCGTGAGGGCATATTTCCGCTTCTACAACTTCTACATTTTCTACAAATCCGTATATTACTGATAATCAATAGCATGCTTGTCAGTCAAGTAAAAAAGGGAGACAAAAAACCGTCTGCATTGTAGACGATTTGTAGAAGAATCGGGCAAAAGCCGGGTTTTGTAGAAATTTGTAGAAGCTTGTAGAAGCTCTTTTTAGGGCTTAATGTGCTGATATATAGCATTGTAGAAGTTGTAGAAAGTGTAGAAGCGTTTTTTGCCCCATTCGGAAGAGCGCAAAAAGGCAAAAAGAAACCCCGACATTCGCATGCCAGGGCACTCCGTTATAGCTATGATAGACAGATGCTTAGAACGGAACATCGCCGTTGTCAGCATCTTCGGAACCGTTTAGGGTCTCGATGTTCAGGTTGATGTTGTATGCCTCCATCAGTGCGGCATAGTCGAAACAAAGGGCTTGTTTGGTGGTGCTTTGCTTGTAATACCGTTTCGTTCCTCCTGTCTCTATCTCTTTGACCACCTCGATGCCTTTCTGTATGACTTTGAACCGCACGCTGTTCTGGACGCCTAAATACTCGTGGCTGTTCTCCAGATAGAAGTTGAGCGATTCGGTAGGCAGCGCGCTGTCGCCCACCTGCTTGCTGTATTTCTTATACAGGGGGAAGATGCGGTCGGTGCGCATCCTCAACACAGGGTGGGGGGTCTTGTATTGGATTTCACGGCTTTTGTTTGTTTTCAACCGGTCGAGGTAGTCGATGCGGAAGTCGGACTCCAGGAATATCTCGCCGTCTTGCTGCAGGTAGCTCACCACGTTCCAGAAGTTCGCCAGCTCGTTGTTGCTCTTTGTCTCGCGGTTCTGGCGCAGGATGCCATCCGTGCATATCCGGAGCAGTTCGTTATAAGAGAAAGGCAAGTCGATGGCTGCTTCCAGCGTGCGGAAAGCCGCCAATGGGATTACCCAGTTGCGCTGGATGCGGTCTTCTACGGTTTCGCCCTTCAGCCGTTCGTTCAGGTCTTCCATGCAGCTGCGGTAATTGTCCGGGAAGCCTGCCTCCATCCGTGCGCGGTGGGAAAGCAGCTGCAGCGTGAGGTGCGACAAGCCGAGGTCGCGCAGGCTCTTCAGCTCGTCGAAAGCCCGCTTCTCCTGTGTCGAGAATTCGGTTTTGGTAAACGTGAGGTAAACCAGCCGGCTGAAAAGGGCGATGTCGATGGTCGGCATCTCCTGCCCGGAGAGGATGACACCGCAGTCCACCGAAGTGATTTCACGCTTCTTGTCGCGGTCCATGTTCATCCGGCTCCGTCCGGTGCCGTCCCACAAGCCTTTCAGGAACTCGCGCTTGTCGAGGTCGATGCTGTTCTTGTACTCGTCGATGTGCACCAGGGCGTTGGCGCATTGCGCCACGGCATCGCCCAGCGCCGCAATGGTGGCGTTCTGTATGTTGGGAGGCGTGTTCTTGATGATGAAGAACGACATGAGCGAATGACCCAGCTCGCTCTTGCCGCTGCCTTTCGGGCCGAACAGGTTCAGGATGGGAAAGCTTTTGGTCTGGCCGGCTATGAGGTCGCGGAACAGTGCCGCCAGCAGGAAGCACAAGCCCACCTTGGCATTGTCGCCGAACACGGTGATGAGCTTGTCCGCAAAGCTGCGGAGCGACACGTTGTTGTAATTGGTATAGACGAAACGCCGTTCGAACTGGAAGAGCTTGGCATCGTCTCGGTATATCACGCTGCATCCGGGCAGGTAGAAGTTGCCCGCCTTCAGGCGGACGATGCCGTATTCGTCCGCGGCGTGCCACTCGCCGTCGTAGCAGCCGTTGCCGAAGGCGAAGAAGCCTTGCCGCTGCCAGCCCAGCTGGGTCACCTCGACGGCGGTCTCGGTCTGCTCGTAGAGGTAGCTCTTCAGGCGGGTCAGCTCTTTTTCGGTCACCATCCAGATATAGTTGCCCAGCCCTTCCACGCGCATCTTGAACTTGGCAAGCGACACAAGGTCTTCCTGTTTCATCTCGATGATTTCCTCCTGCCCGCGCTCGTTCTTGATGCGGTACAGGCGTTTGGGCAGCAGGCTGTCCTTGATGTGGAACATCGGGCGCATGGTGAAGTTGCTCCACTGTATCATGCCCTTGTCGCCCTGCGCGTAGTAGCAGTTGTGGTTCTCGTAGAAACCGTACTGCTCGTAGCTCTCGCGGTCGATTTTCTTGCTGGCGTCGATGACCTTTTTCGCCTTGTCCAGTTTCTTGGCACGCCGCAAAGCCGATGTCCATGCGGGTTTGTCCGGATAAACGGAAAGCAGCTCTTTGACGTACATGCCTTCCTTCACCTCGTCGTCTACCAGTGCCAGCAGGGCGCAGACACGGTTCACCGCCTCGCCGCGGTCTTCGGTGGTCTCCACTTCCTGAAACGTGTAGCGGGCAAACCAGGTGATGAAGTCCTCTTCCTTCAGCCCGTCGAATTTCTGGCGGGTGGTGCAGTAGCTGTCGGGGTCCTGCTTGCTCCGGTCTTCGCCCAGGGGGATTTCCTTCACCGACACGGAAAGCCCGCAGCGCATCGCCAGCTCGCCGTTCTTCAGGGCGTTGCGGGTGCCCGCGCCCGTCTTCTCGCCCCGCTCCAGGTTGGGCGGGTCGGCATCCGGAAGGAAACACACGCGCGGGGCATACCGCTTCAGCTGCTCCAGCTGCTCGCCCGTCCACGCCCCTCCCAGCGGAGCCACCGCGTTGTTCACACGGATGCGCTGCAGCTGCATGGCGTCGGGCGCGCCCTCTACCAGGTAGAACTTCCCCTCCTTGGCAGCCTGGCGCACGGCGAGGTCGATGCCGAAGATGGAGGCGCGCTTATGGTAGATGTCATTTTCGGGCGGGTTGAGATACTTGGCTGTGTCTTTTGCTCCGGTCATGTCGCGGGCGGTGAATCCGATGATGCGGCGGAAGCGGTCGCGTATCGGGATAACGGCACGCCCGCGGTAGCCGTCGTACACCGCTCCCTTCTCGTTCGTCTTCAGCAGCCCCATTTCTTTCATCAGGTCGGCAGACAGGCCTGCCGAGCGGGAGAACCGCAGCAGGTCGTCCCACGTGTCGGGGGCATAGCCGATGCCGGTCTCTTCTACGTATTCCTTCCCCCAGCGGCTCACGATGTAGTCCATGGCTGCCTTGTGCTCGGGCAGGAGCATGTTCTGGCGGAAATGTTCGGCACAGCGTTCGTTGATGGCAAACATGCTCTCGCGCTTCGCCTGCTCGCGCTCCTGTTCGGGAGTCAGCTTCCGTTCTTCCACTTCGATGCCGTAGCGTTTGCCCAGCGTCTGCACGGCTTCGGGGAAATTCATGGCTTCGTGCTCCATGAGGAATCCGATAGCGTTGCCCCCTTTGCCGCAGCCGAAGCAGTGCCACGTGCCGCGTGCGGGGTTGACGCAAAACGAGGGTGTCTTTTCGTGGTGCAGCGGGCAGCAAGCCCAATATGCCGCACCGCGCTTTTTCAGCTCGACGCATTGCCCGATGATGTCCACCAGGTCGGCACGGTCGAGGATTTGTTCGATGGTTCTATCGTCTATCATAGGTATAGCTGTAAGTGGTTGCGGTCGTCGGTCTGTCGGTAGGCCGCAAAGGTGGTCAATTCTTTTCGGATATGGCAGGACGCACATCGACGGAAGTCTCCACACCTTCCTGCCCGACGCCCAATCCCTTCAGCAATGCGCCTGTAAGCAGGAACGGCAGCCCGTGGCGGTCGTGCTCCTTCAGGTTGGCAGGCTTGCCCGAAGCTTCGAACTCGTAGCTGCCGTATTTTTCGTAGTCGTGCGTCACTTTGATGTACAATTCCGTCCCGTTGCCGCCCGTTAGCGTAATGCGGCACGTCTCCCTTACAGCTCCCAGCTGATCTGCCCAGTACCAGCGGTCCAGGTGGGGCTTGCTGTCGAGCCTTACCTGTTTGTACACCATCGGCTTGTTGCCGCGTTTCATCAATACCTGGTCGGTCACGGTGCCCAGCTCTCCGGTCTGCAGCACCCTGACGCGTTGTTGTTTCGTGTTCTTGTCTTTTTTCATTGATCCGTGTCATTTAAGTTATAGTGCCGGTTGATGACGCGGCTCATCACCGCGTTGAAGTCGAAATCCGTGTCCGGACATTCGATGATGACGGTCTCCAGCATGGTGCCGTTCGCATCATCGTAAGGCACGCCCCGCTGGATGTGTACGGGCAGCCGACCGGCACGGCATTCATCGATGAGCGCCTGCAGCAGCCCCGTCTCGATTTCCAATTCATACTTCATCATCCAATTATTAATTATTAATTGTTAATTATTAATTACCCAAGGTGTTCCTCCATCAGTTCGGGCAAGTCTATAAGCAGCTGTTCCATGCAGCCCATGGGGGCTTGCAGGCAAGTGAGGTAGAGGTTGCTCAGGTCGTCGTCGATGGTCTGCGCACGGTCTACACGCACGTAGAACAGGCGGTCTACGGCATCCACAAAGTCCATGTGCCCGCTCAGGGCAAATCCGCAGGTGCACACCAGGATGCCTGTCGGCGTGGGGCGCGGAATCCAGATGCGATATCGTTCATCGGGGGAGGCGATGCAGGCAAAGCCCCGCTGTTGTGTTTTGATTGTTTTTGTTTCCATACTATGCGTTGTTTGATTGTTGTTTTTCTTGTTCTTCCACACAATACTCATGCAGTTCTTTCAGTATTTCATTCCATGGGAGCCGGCACAAGCGGTCGGCCAGCCAGTACACACCGTCTGTGAATCCATACTCGTAAACGTCTCTGTGGTGGCTGCGGAAATATTCGTCCGAATTGTCAAGCCATTGCTCGGAATGCTTTTCTGCTGCTTCTTCAATTTGTTCTTTTTTCATGTCTTTATTGTTTTAATGATTGCTTATCCGGTGTTGGTAATTCGTTCGGTTCAGGGTGTACCCGTCCCGGGCGGCTCTCCGTGGAAAGCCGTTTGGGGGGAAAACAATAGTAAGAGGTTGCGCCCGTTACGAGAGGTAGGCGGGCAATACGGTAGCGTCGGGATGCCGGGCGATGAAGGCGAGGGTGTTGCGCATCCGCTTCTCGGCACGGCAGCGGCGGCGGTACGCCTGCTTCTCCAGCCATTTGGCGTGCACGCGCTCCACCAGCTGCGCATACGAGTCGGCTCCCATGGTGTAGCCCGTGCCGCAGATATTGAACGTGCCGGTAAGGGTGTGCCCCTGCGCGTTGGGCGTGCGGCGGTAGCGGACGTGGCAGCCCTGCAGGTCCATGCCCAGGCGTGCGAAGTCGGTGTAAGGATTTCCGGTAAGAGGGAATGAGGATGCGGTACCCGTTTCGTGGGCGGACGTTCCGTGGCAGATAGACAGTTCTGCGTTGGGAATCTCGATGTTCTGTAACATAGGTATAAATAAAAAAGGTATCCGTGCCTGTCCCGCTGTCTATCACATTCATCGAGAAATGCTGTACGGCCATTAAGCCTGTACACGGGGGTACACGGATACCTGTATAAGGTTGTACTAAAACGGTTGCGGACATAAAAAATGCCTGCACGTTGTAATGCAAGCTCGCGTCCTGCATTTCTCGATATGTTATTGATAGACGATGCAAACATAGTGATAATTTTTGAATGTGCAAAGGGTTTGGGTGGATTTTTATTCAGTCGAAGAGTTGCGGTTCGTTCTTCAGGCGTTCGTTGCGAAGCTGCTCCAGCTTCTTGCGCTTGTCGGCAATGGTCTGTTTCAGCTGCTGTTGCTGCTGGTTCAGGTCTGCCAGCTCTTCCAGCAAGGCGATTTCGGCACGGTTCTGCTCCAGCTGGCGTTTCTGCGTGCCGGTGAAGTGGCGGTAGAGGGCACGGTAGCACTCCATGCGGTAACGGCGGACGGCCTCTCTCGCTTCTTCGTTCACGTTGGCCGGATTGATAGTAAATAGCCAGCCGAAGATGAACTCTACAGGGAGGACGCACATTTCATACGTCTTACCGTCGGCTCCAGTTGTGGGCGTGACGCCCACAACTGAACCCAAATCCGCATCATCTTTTATCTTCTTCAACTGCCGTGAATAGTCTATCCCCAACGCCTCGCAAATGGGGCGTATAGCAATCATCTGTTCGTCACTGGTGGCTGTGATGTCCACGTTGTTCACTCTTACAATAGTCTTTGCTTCCATAATGCTGTTTTGTTATTGATAGGTTGGTAAATCGTTTTCAGTTGCCTCCTTCAGGGCGGCAACCACGGTCATCATGACCGCAGTTGGACTAAGGATTTCGTCCCGTTCGATACGCTTTCTTTGGCTGTCTGCGTCAATCCCAACGCCTCGCAAATGGGGCGTATGGAAATCATCTGTTCGTCACTGGTGGCTGTGATGTCCACGTTGTTCACTCTTACAATG